AAAACCTTTCATCGCCTTACTGATATTATCAATACCACTAGCAGCTTGCGTTAAACGGTCGCCCATATTTGCTAGTTTTTCTAACTGTTCAAGAGGGCTGTCTTGACCAATCGTTAAAAGATTACCCACAAGAGTCATTAGACCACCTGCTGCAGTACCAGCGCCAAAAGCTGCAATAGAAGCAGCTACAGCAGCAATACCTTTAGCTGTTCCAACTAAACCATCTTCGCCAATTTTAGATAATCTCTCGATATTAGATGTGAAGGCGGTGAATGCTTCCCCTATTGCTTGGAACGCTTTACCGAGAACCCAAAGTCCAGCACCAACAGCACCAATCGCCAATGCGCCTTTAAGAGCAGGGCCAAGAGCTTTACCGAGACCCATCACAACAGCGATGATACCACCTGAGATTACCATCCCGTCTTTGATTTTATCCCAGTTTACATCTTCCCAGGTTTTTAGAGCTTTAGCAAAACCCCAAACGACCCCTGCCAGTAAGCCCATTACAGCAGTTCCTTTTACAACTTTACCAGTACCAAGCGTAGCAATACCATCAGCGATACCTTGCATAACACCAGTAAAGAAACCGCCAATAGCTGCACCAATAGCTCTTGTGCCTCTTGCTACAGCACCGCCAACACCCTTAATACCCTTACCGATGCCAGACATCAAACCATCACCGCGACCTGATTTACCAGAATCTTCGGCGCCACCTGCAGAAGAACTGCCACCTTTAAACATAGATGAGGTGTTTGACGCAATTTGTTGTAGTAGAGCAGTTTGTAATGTTAACTGGCGTGTACCTTCTAGCTGCGTTTCTTTAGCAGATTGTTGGTCGGCTAAAATATCCGTAGTAGATTGTGGAATGTTACCTTTATCAGATGGCGTTTTTGGAAGAGGTGCAGACTTACCTGCTGTATTACCACCCATCTTGTTAGATGCGTCTTGCGCAGATTTACTACCAAGAGCCTGCCCTGTAGATAATATTGCCATTTCACGTTCAGTTTTAGAAACTGTACGCAATGCTGCTCGACCCTTTTTAGTTGAAGCAACATCTTCATCAGAAGCTCCGCGAGACTTCATGTAGTCTATATCATTTTGCGCACGTAGACCGCGGAACATTGAATTTGCATATTGCTTACTACGAGCGCCAAGATCTTTACCAGTGTCACCAGCAGCTTTTCTTGTTTGCACGTAATCTAACGCAGCAATCTTTTTATTAAACATCCCACCGACGTTAAAAGCACCGAACAATTTCTTAGAGATACTTGTAGGGTTAATAGCATCAGCAGCAACCCTTGTCATGTCCTTGATTTTGTCACCCCATGTTTTCCAACTCTTCATAGATTTGGAAATCTCACCCATATCTTTCTTATCGGCGGCTTTTTTGTTTAGAGCTAAGGTATCCTTTTGAACGTCTAATAATCTCTTTAACTGTAAAAGTTGCTCGAGTTGAATTGTTTGAGTTTTAGCATCAGCAGTTCTACCAACACTCTCTTTAATAGAATTCAGAGTGTTGAGTGATTTCTGCTGTAAATCAACAAGCTGAATAAACGGTTTAGATTGTGTTGTTACTAATGCCATAGGTTATACCTTTTTCTGAGCTTCTATTCGTTGTTTTTCTTCTTCCAAATATTGTACCAACATATGAATATAGATCTCACGTTCAAAGGGAAGCATATCTTCAAGTTCCGCTAATGAATATTTATGATATTGCATTAATGCAAAATTCATTTTGTAGACGTTAGCCAGGCTTTCATGACAAAGGTTTAAGAGAAAAAATTGTTGAGTCCCTCCAGGACTCTCTTGTGATGTTTACCGCAAACTGGACAAGTGTATTCGATATTTGTCGATAGCTTAGGCATTGTGTCGAAAAATGCTTGGATTTTACCAAACTGCTCGCTTGTCAAATTATTAACAAACATTGATAGTTCTTCTCTAGTTTGTTCTTTAGCGTAGAAGATATCATTACCTTGATAGATAAAATCAATACACTCCATTACCACGTTGAAGATTCCATCAACGCCAGCGGCAGTGTCTGTATTATCAATCTCGCTGGCAACATCTAGAGATGGATATTTCATAACAATACCAACATCGTCAAAAAGTTCAATCTTGTTAGTGTGTTTTGGATTCTTCACAACTTCCAGGGAACCGATATCTACTGTAACCTTAGAAATTGCTTTTTTATTGATTTCTTCTCCGTGGTCTTCGTCGCATGGGAACAGTAGTTCAATTGTTTCGCCAACAGACTTTCCTCTAATTTTGGTGAAGATATATTCTAAGTCAAATACTGCTAATTCATCAACGTTAATATCTCCGATGACGCAGGCTTTGATTACACCCTTTAGTGTGTCAAGCATGACTCTAACATCTTCAGATTGGTGTGCGATTAGAAGAGCCTTTTCTTCCTTAACAACAAACGGTCTGTATTTGATAGTCTTACCAGTTGATGGTACTTTCAAATTAAACGTTGGCATTGTATTCATTGGTAAAGCCATATTATTCTCCTGTCAGTTTTTTAATCATTTTACTCAAATCAGCTGTACTACCAACAAAAATAGCGTTGTTGGTAGTTACTTCTTTTGTAGAACCTTTAGTTGGTTCTTCTAGTTTTTTCTTTTGCTGATGCACATCCATCAACTGTTGGTTGATATCAGCAAGTTGTTTCATAAGACCGCCAACAACTTCAAACGCACGTGGGTGTTCAGATTGTTTGGCGACGGTAAGGGCAGTTTCTAAAGCAGACTTTCCTTGAACTAAAAGATCACGAAGGTTATCTCTAGCGTGATCGTAGTCTGCTTCTATCTTATCTGTAGTTTCTATAACAGTAACTTCACCAACAGGTTCAGCTGGAATAAGTTCCGGCTTCATAAGTGGTGTGTCAAAAATTTTTGACAAAGATTCATCAGTATTCATTGTCTATCCAAAAATATTAAAATCTAATAGCAGGTACTCTAGAAGTAACTTGAGAGAAAGCTCTTTGGCCCAGTTGACCAACAGCGCCAGTAACGAAATTACCAGCTTCGCCTAAACCTTTTCCGTATCTTTCTTGGAATCCTGCGAAATCGTTAATGTATTTATTAAGACCATCTGTAGATAGTTTCATACCATTAGATTGAACTTCTAGTTTAGAAGACATCCAATATTTGTATTGGAACGTTACCTGTAGACGCATAGTGTCTTTACCTTCAGCGTCAAGGTTGATGGGTACTATTGTTTTAGGATAGCACTCGTGTAGATTAACTTCATAACAAGTGTGATCTTGAAGGTCTTGTACGCCAATCGTCATTTTTGTCACATAATTGTTATAGTAGTTGAATCTTCTGGAAACTGAATCTTGTATAGTATTCATCCAAGAGTCAAAAACCTTTTTAACTTGGAATTGACGGTCTACGTGGAATTGTAGAGTGATTGGTTCAAATAATCTATCGTATGGAACTTCTCTCAGTTCACCGTATGTTCTGTTAGATGTAGAAGCATAGCTGATTCCTGGGAGAGATGCTTGTTCGCAGAACAATAAGATACGACGCGCCACTGCTGGTCCTTCAGAGGGAGGCGCGATTTCTACGGTAAATCTATTTGTTCTGGCAAGACCTTGTGTTTTGATTTCGGAAATGAAATCTTTTTGTCTATTACTTTGGTTGGCTTGCTTAGCTTGTTCTGAAATATTATTTGCTGCCATTAGCTTATCCTCATTACCATTTTACGGGATTTATCCCAGATACGGTCATCCGACAATTTAACAAATTGTTCTACTGGAAGTAAAACTGCAGTTGCCCATTCATAAGCTCTGATTTCTCTGAACGTTGAACGTAAACCTGAGAAACTGTAATTATGAAATGCTGGAACTGCAGCCGCGAATTTAGAGACTCCCTTGATAGCTGACCACTGAAACTTAATTTTAGTTGTTTCATCCATCTTCGGGTTAGTTTTATATTGTAGTAATCTATACAACAGTTGAATTCTCATCTGGTATGGTAGATAATGAAAATTTATTCCACTGAATCCGTGTGTGGATCTAGAGTATAATAGCGTGCACGGAAAGCGGTCAAAGTATGGAATTTGCGCTTTATAGATCGGGTCGTAAATATACATGTACATTTTACCAGGTAATAAGCGAGTTGTCAACTGCGCGGGATTACCTTTTAGAACAACCCATGGAGATTGAATCTGTTTCATTAACAGAACCATCTGTTGTTCGTACCATGCTTTAGATTTTCTAAATGCCACTTTTAGGTCGTACTTGTTCTTCTCGAAAATATCGAGAGACGCGATCTGTTGTGCAGTCTTAGTTTGAGATAAAAGTACAGGCATAACTATTATTTAGTTATGCCTAGTTCATTCTCCGTTAAGATTTTGAACTCCCATCCACGGTCTTTTGCATATTCTGTGGCGGCTTTCCATTTGGCTTGATTTTTCACAAATGTGTAAGTTTCTTGTAATAATTTTTGTGTTTTTCTGGCGCCAGCTTTTGGCCCCATAACCTGTTTAAAAGGTTTAATTTCTATTAGAAAAACCTTAATAGACCCATCTGATTGGCGTATCTTTATCTTAAAATCTATGAAGTAACGGTGTACTTTATTATCCGTTGGGCACAAGTACGGGATGATCGTTTCTTCAGAACTCCAGCTAATCACGGCTGAGTTTTTATCACACCAATGGGCGAATTTGGTCTCCCATGATGACCTCATGATTATGTTGCTAACATCCCCTGAGTATTTACCAGGGTTTGACGGCATGAATTTTCTCTTATGGAACATAAATAAAGACGATTGTAATTAACGAGTCATAAATAGTATGACAACAATTTCTATTTAGGAAAAATATGGATTTTTCAAATCTATTATCTAAGGGTGCAGATTTCGGTTCTTGGGCAGGTGACCAAGTTGGGACAGCATATGCTGGTGTTAAAGACCAAATTCGCAAGGGTATTTCCCCAAATGAATCTCTAGAAAAAACATACGGTACAAAGTTTGAAACCAACAAGTATTCATTCGGACAACATTGCTACCCAGATAACTTGCTAAGTGAAGCCTATGGTGGTAACTATGCAGTGTTCTATATCAACATCAGCGATGATTCTAAGCTAAAAGGACCAGGAGACTCTAACGTTCTGTTAGATTCAGATGTTGAACCAAGACATAGAGAAAAATTCCTTGGTAAACCAATGACCACTAATGAAGTCGTCACTTCAGCAGGCTTAGTTGGTGCAGCAGAAGGTTTGGTTTCTGGTGGTTTAAACGGTGCATTGAAACAAGGCGCAGGTGCTACTATTGGTACTGGGGCGATTGGTTTATTTGGTCCGGAAGGCACCAAGTCTCTACGACGCTTAAAAACTGCAATCGCGCTACATATCCCCAACCAGCTTTCTGTACGTTATGGTATGCAGTGGTCAGAAGAAGACACGGCTAACTTAGCTGCAGCTTCTTCTATTTCAGATAGTTTGATGAAAGCATTGAGTAATAAAGGTTCTGTCAACAAACAAGCAACCGTTGGTGCCGAAGCCGCTGCAAGTATTGCTCTACAGAAAGTTCCAAACGCTGGTGCAATTTCTGCAAAACTTGGTATTGCAGCAAACCCTAAAAAGGAACAAACGTTCAAGGGTGTGGATTTCCGTAAGTTTACATTTGATTACCAGTTTTACCCAAGAAGCTCTGCAGAAGCTCGCAATGTTATTAACATTATTGAAGAGTTTAAACTTCACATGCACCCTGAGTTTAAAACTGAAAATCAATTTATCTACATCTACCCATCAGAGTTTGATATAATTTACTATGCGAACCACAGAGAAAATGATAAAATTCATAAACACACTTCTTGTGTTTTAGAAGAGATGAACGTAAATTATACACCCAATGGTAATTTCAGCGTGTTCAGCGACGGTATGCCTACACAAATTAACATCACACTTGGTTTTAGAGAACTTATGTTGTTGTCTAAAGAAACAGTTGTTGGAGGTTATTAATGTATTTCAAAAGTTTTCCTTCTTTTCTTTACGACTTCAAATATGAAGATGGAACATCTAGAACTGAAGTCGTAAAAGATGTAACTAGAAATATCAGAATTAAAAAAGACATTCTAAGAAACATCACTTTGTATGACGAATATGATCTTACAGACGGTGACACTCCAGAAATTATAGCAGAGAAATTTTATGGCAACCCAGAATACCACTGGGTTGTTATGTTGACCAACGAAAAATTTGATTGGTTATCAGACTATCCATTAACTGAAACTGAAATCACTAAACATATCAAGCACGTATATAACCCAACTCTGCACTCTAAAGATTGGTATTTCGACGAAGAATATAATGCAGAAAGCGGATATATGGAACAGCGACTGAATTTTATTATTCATGATAGTCCAGCGCCGTTTGACCCAGAATATATCACTTCAGAGTTTACATTCACAATCAGCGGTCAAACATCTACTTTGAAGTTTTCAAATAATTTTGGATTTCCAGACGTTCGTCACGTTGAACCACACAACGGGTTGGATCGCGTCACACAGAGGTTCTTTCAGATTTTTCCATACCCTGTCGGTGCAATTACATGTTTACCATCATCAACAACTGTGCATGGTACTGGAACAGAATTTACCACTAATCTGTTAGTTGGTATGGATCTATATACTTTAAGTGGTGTTAGAATTGGCACAATTAAAAGTATAACTAGCGACACTGAGTTAGATCTGGTATCCAATTCAACTGTTGCTATTACTGGCGTGAAGTTTAACTATAAGATGACTGGTACACCCGAGGGGCAATTAACTATCACCACTCAAGGAAGAGAAAACCACCCAGTGTTCTTTATCAATCAACAAGGATTAATTGTTAACCCATTATCTGAAGGCGCAATCCCTGTATCAGGAGACGAGGTTCATAGACGAGAAAATGACGTTAAACGCAAAATTAGATTGATTTCCCCTGCGTTACTTGAAACGGTAATTAAGAACTACGAAGAAATTTTATGAGTAACGGGTACATAGATAAAAATTCATTAAGGTTTGCTGGTGATATAACCATTGACCGTGTTGTTGTCACAACATCAAGAGGGGTATATCAGGAAATCCAAGGGCAAGTTCTTCAAATTCAAATCTTTGAAGACTTGTTCTCGCCATTCATTACTGGAATTTTATCTCTAAAAGATACTTTAGATTTGTCAAACGTGTTGCCATTAATCGGTGAAGAAACATTAGAGTTGAGAGTTACCACACCGCAACTTGGTTCTAAGATTGACGGTAAGTTTCATATTTACAAAATGGCGGACAGAGTTGTTCTGGGTGATCGTGCAGCTGGTTATGAGTTGTATTTCATGTCGTATGAATCGCTGGTCGATACAAACAAAAAGAATAGTAAAGTTTATTCTGGTAAGATCTCAGATATCGTTCCAACCTTTGTTAAAGACAAGATGGATGGATTAGAAACAGATAAAAAGTTTATTGTTGAAGAAACTCGTAACTCTATCAAATATATTTCTAACTTTTGGTCTCCTGTTAAAAACCTAACATTCTTAGCAGATAACGCTATTTCTCAGTCGCAGTCTCCTTCTTATCTATTTTTTGAAAATAGAGATGGGTTCAATTTTAAGTCTTTAGAACTGTTATATGAAGGTCAGGTGTTTCAACAGTTTATCTTTGATAAATATACCCGTGATCAATTTCCAATGGGTGGAAACATTCTTAACATTGATGAAGACTTTAAGCGTATTTCTACTTACGATATTCCAGTGTCATATGACTATTTGGATAGATTAAGAAGTGGTATGTTGAGTTCTAAACTTATGTCTTATGACTCCACTAAAAAGACATACACTGTTAGAAATTATTCGGCACAGACTAGATTTGGATCGCAAAAACATTTAAACCCAAATCCACTGTTTTCTTCTAAGGCAACACATAGAAGTAATGCCCGTCAGATCGTGTATCCTAGAGCGTTTGAAACATTTACTAGCTTTGGTGATACAACTAACGCGAAGATCGTGCAAGAAAGAATTTCTTTCTTAAAAATGGCAGAGTCTAATAAAATGATTATCAACGTTGCTGGACGATTAGACTACACCGTTGGAAAAGTGGTTACAGTGTCTATGAATAAAATGCAACCAATTAGCCAAAGAGAAACACAAAGAGACATTGCGGATACAATCAACTCTGGTAAGTATCTTATTGCTGCAATTAACCATATTATAACAACCCAGGGGCACGAGTGCTCAATTGAATTGATTAAAGACTCTTCAATTAAAAAGTTCAATTAAGGACATTATGAACATCTATTTTGGTATTGTTGAAAACAGAAGCGACCCACTAGAACTTGGACGCTGCCAAGTGAGAGTTGTTGGTTTACACACTCACGACAAAAACTTATTACCAACCGCAGATTTACCATGGTGCGCTTCAATGCAACCATCAACTTCTGCTGCTATGAATGGTATTGGTTTTAGTTACGTTGGTCCAGTGGAAGGTACTTCTGTCGTTGTCACTTATCTAGACGACACTTTACAACAGGGTCTTATTCTCGGAGCAGTTGGCGGTATCGCGACTGAGCCTGTACCTATTGACTTCGATGACTCTGGACCAATTTTAGAAGGTACACAAGAAACTGTATCATTAAGAACTGTAAAAGGGCCAACAAACGGAAATAAGATTTATTTTTATGATCCGAATAATGCTGGTCGTACTAATTTAACTTCAAACCTTACAGCTAACATGCGCGTTAGCGGTTACGGTATCATTGAAGGTACAACTATTGTATCTATTGACAGTGGAACCCAGATTACAATATCTACAAACGTTCGAGATTTTGGCGAGAATATTTTAGAATTTACTCAGCCACCAGCAAACGCGAAATTCGTGGCGGAGTCTAAAACTCTAACCAGTGCTTCTGCGGGTGACACTCGCGCAGATACTGTAAAGAACACTCCAACTAATAATGCTATTCCAACAATTCCACCTCCAGAATTTAGAAACACTCAAGCTAAATCTTCTGAAGGTATTAAAGCTCTTATTGCTGCCTGCGATAAGGTTGGTTTAACTACTAAAGAACAGAAGTGCACTTTATTGGCGATCGCTGGTGGTGAATCTGGGTGGGTTCCAAAAG